GACCAGAACAGGCCGCCATGATGCTCGGTAAAGCCTTGAATGACCCAACAACAGGACTCTCAGCCTTGACCCGTGTGGGTGTGACCTTCAGCGATCAGGAAAAAGAGCAGATCAAGACCATGATGGCGCATAACGACGTAGCTGGTGCTCAGAAGGTCATGCTCAAAGAGCTATCATCCGAATTTGGAGGTAGTGCAGAGGCTGCGGGTAAGACGTTTGCGGGTGCTGTAGACATTGCCAAGAACAGGCTAGAGAACTTTGAGCAGAAGATGGGCACGGCGCTGCTGCCTCTGCTCACGAACTTCATGAACATGGTGTCCAGTAATGTGATGCCTATCCTTCAGAAGTTCGGCGATTGGTTTACTGGCACGGCTATTCCTGCTCTGCAACACTTTGGCGAACAGATAGATAAAGCCTTTCATTCACCTCCTGTGCAAGCCTTCATTGCGAGTGCAAAGGACCTCGGTGGTGCGCTGGGTGAACTACTCCATACCGTGTCTGATGTGGCTGGTATGATATTGGGTCAATTGGGCATCTCATTCACAGGAGCGGGCAATCAGGCCAAAGCCTTTGCAACGGGTGCGCTCAAACAACTCACCGACATCATCCACGACGTAGCCAACAATATCAGGGGTGCAACTGATTGGCTCAACAAGATGGACTTTGGGGACATCATTGGAGGTGCAAAACAGGCAGGTAGTAGCATGCTCTCAATGATGCCAGGGGTGAACCTGATCCAGGTCCTCATGAAGCATTCACAAGACCTTGCCAACTGGTGGCAGTCAAGCGTGATACCCACGTTTAAGCAGGCAGAACCAGGGTTTAAGAACTTGGGTCAAGCACTGGCTGGATTGCTACCGGTCGTCGAGCATATCGCAAGTGTCATCCACGACTCGATGCAACACGCATTCGAGGCTATGCTACCTGTGATGGAGCAAGCCATCCCGATCATTATCAAGATCGCTGGTATCGTCTCCGATGGCTTGGGTGCTGCTATAAAGTTCCTCACTCCATACATCATGCAAGCCGTCGATGCTATCGGCAAATTCGCAGGCGAGATCGTTGATCGCGTGGCACCCATCATCTCGCAGTGGTTTACGAACCTCAACAATGACATTGATGCTTTCATGGCAGTTTGGAAATTTGTTTGGCCCTTCGTCTCCCAGTTACTCAAGGGGGTCTGGGATGAGATTATGGGCATCGTCAAGATTGCATGGGCCATCGTTGCGGGTATCATCAAGATCGGGCTGGACCTGCTATCAGGCAACTGGAAACAGGCATGGACCGACTTTCAAGACATGCTCAAAGGGATCTGGGATGGCATCAAGACGTATCTAAACGGCGCGTGGGAGATCATCAAGAGTATATTCGGCGGCGCTTTCACTTTTATCGTTAATGCTGTTACTAACTTCAAGAACAGCGTGATGGATCATTTTAACCAGATCAAAGACAGTGCAGGTGCTATCTTCCACGACCTTATCAACGGGATCATCGACCACCTGAACGATGGTATCAGTGCGGTGGAAGGCTTCGTCAACGGCTTCGGTAACGCCATCGATGCGGTGTCAGAGAAGTTGGGAGCCGGTGACATCATCGCTACGGTGCACATTGGACGCATCCCACATTATGCCGATGGTACACCAGCAGGCGGGCACCCTGGTGGACCTGCCCTCGTTGGGGAGCAAGGGCCAGAGATTGCCATGCTACCAAAAGGCACAAGTGTGCTACCAGCAGGACAAACCAAGTCACTGCTCAAAGCCATGGGTGTACCTGGATATGCAGGTGGTGTTGGTGATGCGCTCGGTGACTTCTTTAGTTGGATCGGTGGCGGCGCTAAAAGTATTCTCGATAATGTGCTCAGTGCACTTCACATCGGTGCACCTTCGCTTCCTGGTGCGCTCAATGATATGTCCTCAGGCATCCTCAACAAGCTCAAAGACACGGCTGTGGACTGGATTGGTAAGCACATGCCTAGCTTCAACTTTGGCGGCGGCGGTGCTAGTGGCACGCCTGTCAATGTGCCGGGTAATGTGCAGTCGTGGATTGCAGCGGCTATGGCTCTCACAGGTGTTCCTGGTAATTGGGCTGGTCCTCTTGCAGCCATTGCGATGCATGAGAGTGGTGGTGATCCAAACGCTATCAACAATTGGGATATTAACGCTATGATGGGCGATCCGTCACGTGGACTGTTTCAAACTATCGGTGCGACATTTAATGCATATGCTTTACCAGGGCATAATAATATTTACAACCCAATTGATAACGCTTCTGCGGCAGTGGAGTACATAAAGGCCACCTATGGGAGTGTTTTTAATGTACCGGGCATTGTAAGTATGGAGGGCGGCGGTGGCTACGTGGGCTATGCAGGGGGCGTAACCAATGCACCGGGCGGGTGGTCTATCGTAGGGGAGCGAGGGCCCGAAGCCATGTATGTCCCTAAAGGCTCCTCTATTGTTCCCAACAATCAACTCAGTTCTCTTGGGGATAATAGAGAGATACTCGCCCGATTAGATCAGATCGCATCCCTCTTGCAATACGGCATGACCATTGATGGTCAACGGGTCTCAGGTGCGCTTATGCCTTACATTACCAGCCAAATTCGTTACGCTGTGGGTGCTCACGGCATGTAGTGGAGAAAGGAAAGGTATGTCTACACTCGGTCTCAACATTCCACAGTCTGCGGACAATGTGGATTTTGAAGGCGGCTATGATCCCAACGCCAATGCTGTAGCCGCCAAAGAACTCGACTCAAGCACGACCCAGAACAACACGACGTACGGTCCACAGCGTGTCGTGATCAGTGCGGTGGCTGGCTATGTGGCAGCGGCTGGCGGCAATCCTACAGCCACGACGGGCGGTTCTGATACCTCCTGGTCGTTTGCATCGAAGGTCAACCACTTGCTCATCCAGAACAATACGACTGCGAATGTGCAGTTTGACCTTGATACAGCGACCAGTGCAGGATCACCATTGCTCTATCCTGGTCAAATGCTCTTGCTCGACGTGAAATGTACTGCTGTACACTTGCTCACTGCTGCAAATCAGAACATTAATGGTACGTCAGCAGGCAATATTGTCTTGAGAGGATGGTTGTGATATGTCTGGACTGACAACTTCTTACTCCAGTGTCGTTGTACCCATCGAGAAAGAGCTATGGGTCTCGAACTACGGTGCAGTGGGTGACGGCGTGACCAATGATACGGCAGCCATCCAAGCCTGCTTCAACGCCGCGACGACTGGCAGCGTGATCAGGTTCCCACGCGGTACGTTCCTGGTGAGTGCAACGCTGATCTACCCTGGCAATATCGCTATTGTTGGTGCTGGTGATAGTGATAGTGGTACTGTCATCAAGGTGTCAGCAAGTGCGAACCTCTCAACGCCAGTGTTCGCCTGTTCCGACTGGTACAACAACTCGACCACCTGTGGCTCTCCAGTTGAGATTCGGGACATTCAGATCAATGGCAATGGTGGCACAACTGGCACTGGCGCGCATGGGCTGGTAGCGATGAACTACTATAGCATCTTTGAGCGCCTCACCATCAACAACGTGACTGGCGACGGTTTCTTGTTCTCAGGTCTCAATCGTGGCGGTACTCACATCACAAATACGTGTGTTGAGGCCAAGATCTCTAAGTTGCAAGTGCGTAGTGCCGGACAATGCGGAATCCACATCTATGATACAGGCACGCCGCTCAATTCGTGTACTGATGGCTTCCTTGAGGACTGCATTATCCAGAGTGCAGGCACCATTGGTATCAGCGTCGAGATGGCTCCAGGCTGGCTGGTATCTGGCAACCATGTGTATGGAACTGGACAAAATGGCATCTATCTACAACGGTGCTATGCAACACGATGCATAGGTAATTACATCGATGGCTATGGTAGTGGTACATCAACCTATATTGCTGGTATCGCTCTCGACTGTCTAGACGGTCGTGGATCAGTCTGCATTGGGAACACCATCGGATTTGAGAACGGGGCTGCAACAGGGCCTTATCAAGCACTCTCCATCACAGGCAAGGGCAGCGCCACAACAGTATGTACCGTCTCCAACAACGTTATCAATGGAGGCAGTCAAAGTGGCTCTATTGGGTACGTCTATCAGGCGCAAGGTGGGCAGATTGGGCATCCATTCATCGTCTATAGCATCAACAACGATGTGCGTAATGTTGCTACAACCTCGTACATAGACACCAATACCACGTGTGGTGATCTCACCGTCCTTAACCACATCGTCTCGACAGGAGCAGGCAACTCACCAACGGCTGCGGCTGGTGCTAATAACGGTACTTCACCACCTGCACCTGTGATCTCTGGGAGCGATGTCTCTGGAAAAATCACCTTTGGCTCAGGTACATCGCCTGCGGCTGGCTCGCAAGTGGTAGCGACCTTTGCAGCGTCATACACCAACGCGCGTGTGGTCATCACTGCCATCAATAGCGCCAGTGCCTCACTCAACCTGTATGTAAGTGCTATCACGAGCACAACCTTTACTGTCTCATCAGTCAATGCGCCGAGTGCAAGCCAGGGCAACACGGTCTATGGCTTTTACTATCACGTCATGTCCTAGCACATCAGAGAGGAGGTTAAACGATCATGCCTGTGATACGTTCGGTCGCCACGAATGCAGGACTGTACTCACCGACCAACCCACCACCAAAGACATACAACGTTGTGATCAATGGTCAAGCTGTCACGACGTTAGCAGGCACTCTGCAAATCCAGAACACGATTGGCAAGCGCAGCCAGGCATCGTTTACCGTCCACTCTGACACCGCGTCACACTTTCAGCAATATCAGCAGGTCCAGATCTACGATACTACGAGCACGCTCGTCTTTAACGGCTACATCACGCAGCCAAAGGAGCAGCAACCAGGGTTCCAACCTTCGCTCATACACACCGTCACCTGCACTGATCAGCACTACTTGGCTGATAAGCGGCGTGTCGTGGCTGCATATGCCAACAAGACGTGTGGCTACATTGTGCAGGATCTCATCACCAACATCCTGAGCCAGGAAGGTGTGACGGTTGGTGAGATCTTTGACGGACTTACCCCATCAACAACGCTCTACCCTAACACAACACTCTATCCAGGTGGTAACGTTGGTTTAATCCCTAGCGCCACATTCGTGTACTGCAAAGTATCAGAGGCATTAGACGCACTAGTGAAGCAAGCCAGCTCGGCAGGTGTCCCGTATTACTGGCAAATTGACCAGAATAAGAAGCTCTGGTTTGTGCCATACACCGCCATCGTGAATAGCACCGTAGTCGATGGCACGCAGATTGAGCAGGTGAAGAGCCCCTGCACGGTGACGCGTGCCAATCCAACGTATCGCAATGGACAATATATCCTTGGTGGGTATCAACAGACCGTCTCCCAGACTGAAGTGCGTAAGGGAGATAGTACCACCCAATCATGGACAATGGGATACCAGTTGTCGGCAGTGCCAACCATCACGGTGAATGGTGTTGCGAAAGTGGTCGGGCTCAAAGGCACATCAGGCTCTGACTTTTATTGGGCTCAAGGTGATGCAGTCATCACTCAGGATAGCAGCGCCACCAAACTCACCAGTAGCGACACCCTCCAAGTCACCTACATCGGTCAGTATCCATCGGTCATCTATGCCCAGAACAGCGGTCAGATCGCGTATCAGGCCTCTATTGACGGCACCAGTGGCATTATTGAGGATGTGGAACAGGATGCCACGCTCACATCACTCAGCAATGGTCTGAGTGAGGCTGGCCAATTGCTCACACGCTATGCTCAACAAGGCGTGCAACTCCAGTTCACGACGTTGCAATCCGGATTCCAGCAGGGCCAGCTCGTCACCGTCAACTTGCCCAATCACAACCTCAACAGTGCGCAAATGCTGGTCGAAACAGTGCAAGCATCAGACCAGATTGACGGCATTAACATCTGGTTCACAGTGACGGCTGTTATGGGACCATACGACGTGTCGTGGGTGGACTTCTTCAGCGCGCTTCTCAAGCAGCAACAGCCTAGCAATAGCATCAACGTGGGCGTTGGCTCATCTATCACCATCCTGCAATCGTTCACGGGTTCTCTTGCCATGTCTGCTAATTTGACGGTCAATGTTTACGCCTGTCCTGTAGTTAATACAACATTATTCCCTTCAACTACGCTATATCCGTGTTAAGAAAGGAGGTGAGGCATGGCAACCATCCAGATTACTGATGCAGGCGCTAATCTCTATCGTGATAGCTCCAAAGGCTCATCAGTGCCAAAGATCACCTATGTGGCATTAGGTACCTCAACAACGAGTCCAACCGCTGCTGATACCAAACTTGGCAATGAGGTCTATAGAAAAGCAGTTACCTCCTTTACCAACGGAAGTGCAGGGGAGATCTTCATCAACATGTATTTGGGTCCTTTGGATGCGGTTGGTGACGACATTGAGGAGGTTGGTTTCTTTGGTGGCAGTAGTGCCACATCATCCGCAAACACTGGAGTCCTGCTTGCGCGTGGTCTCTGGCACCACAACCCAAAGACCAACCTTGAATCGATCCAATTTCAGTTAGATTTTACATTTACACATGCATAGAGAGTAAAACATGAGTTATACACCTACAGGCCCATTTACTAACGGCCAGGCCCCAGGCATATCAGCTAGTTTTTTGAACAATATAGAGAATTTTCTAGTATTAGTGAATAGTGCGGCTACTGACAGCAACGTCTCAGCATCATCA